GTCACACAATACAGCCCGACACTCAAGAAGTTCGTGAACGGTATTGACCCAGACGTATACATCAAGGAACATATTTTGAAGGGTGACCGAAGTGATGGAGTACCAAACTTCCTGTCGCCTGATAACACATTCGTGGAAGAGATTCGTCAACGTCCGATTTCAAAGAAGAAACTCGCAACGTGGATTGAGTTAGAACCAGAAGACTTCTGTACTGAGGATATGATGCGAAACTATCAGCGGAACAGAACACTTATCGACTTGTCATATGCACCAGATGACATCAAAAAGTCTTGTGTTGGTGCATATCTAAATAGTACCGTAAATGATAGAAGTGGTCTATTGAACTACTTCATAAAGAAACGGTTGAAAACATTAACTGAAAATATTGGAGACTTTTAACATGGCAGTGAATACATATACCCCTCTCATGCATGAGGTGTTGAAAAAAGTTCATAATGCAAAAACTAAAGAAAAGAAGATTTCTATTCTTAGGGAAAATGATAGTGATGCTTTGAGGATGATGATTAAGTCATCATTTGACCCTAACATCTCTTGGGTAATTCCAAGCGGTGATGTTCCCTACGAAAAGAACGATGCACCAGATGGTACTGAACATACTCTTCTCGCACAGGAAGTGAGAAAGATGTATCATTACATTAAAGGTGCAGATAACCAAACCCCACAATGGAAGAAGGAACAAATGTTCGTTCAGATGTTGGAAGGTCTTTCTGCTGGAGAAGCAGAAGTGGTATGCAATGCGAAAGATAAGAAGATGCACCAAGTGTACAAAGGTCTTTCTGCAGCAGTAGTCAAGGAAGCATTTGGATGGAATGACGATTTTGTTCGTCCATAACTCCTTGACATTTAAGAACTTTTAGAGTACTATGAATAAAGACTTGGTAATGAGGTTGTTATGAAACGGAACTCGACTCCTCTCTCTCTCACTTAAAGGAGTTCTGATTCGCAAGTGATTCGCTAAAGTCTTTGGGGGTGACCAGATGTCACCCCCTTCTTTCGTTATAAACCCTTGATTTTATTACGCTTATTTAGTTCATTTTTCCCCTTGACATTGTTATTAAAACACCTTATACTGTAAAGGTAATGATGAGAAAGAGAGATTTTATGAATTACGTTATCGCAAAAGGTGGGAACAAGACCCAGAGAGACATCGCTGAGAAGGTGGTGGATTTCATGATTGGTCAGTTGTTACCTCGCTATCGCACACTCGACATCACTGTTGAGTTGAAGAATTTGAATGACGAGAATGCGGTTGGTTACTGTATGATGGAAGACAATAATAGAGAGTTTACCATCGAAGTTGACCGCAAACTTGGAATCAAAGAATTGGTCACTACAATTTGTCATGAGATGATTCATGTCAAACAGTATGCCAAAAAAGAGATGGACGATTGGAGTGGTAATGGTGCTGCTCGTTGGAAGGGTAAGACTTTCAATGCAGAGAAAACTGATTACTACAACCTTCCTTGGGAGAAGGAAGCGTATCGTCTTCAAGATAAGTATGCAAACCTAGTATGGAATGAGGAGATTATATAATGGAAAATAATGCTAGTCAGACTGTTGCAGTCATTCACACAGCGTTTGAGGATAAACCATCCACAGTCGCTTTCGTAAAAACCAAAGAGGGTATGTCTCTCAGTGAGAAACTTGAGTATGCATATCGTTGGACACAGAATATCATGGACAGTTGGTCACTAAAGATGCCACAAGATGGTAACGATGATGTAACTGTTATGGGTGAACTAGAAGTCGATGAAAATGGAAAGAAGTGGGGATTGCGTTCTACTTCTGTTGGCGATCAAATGTTGGTTGGAACTCAGAAGTATGTAGTTGCTTCATTTGGTTTCAAAACTTTGGATGGAGAACAAATATGAGTCATCCAATAAACGATCAAATACTTGACGATATTGCAAACGAAGTTTCATCTATGACTGTAGATGAACTTCAAAACGCAGTCGATAAGTATGGTATATCTGGTCAAACAATTATTGACGAGATAGTTGAAAATGTAATACAAGCGAAATTTGAAGAAAGGAGTATATAATGGGTCAAGTGAAATCATTATTGATGGATGTAGAAGAATTTGTAAATGACTTCTATACCAAAGAAGGGGAGTTGACTGAACACCCTCAAAAAATTATCAGTCTTGCTAAAGAAAAGTTTGGTGAAAGTTTCGGTGGTTATGCCGAAGATGTAATCTATGGTGATGAATACATGGAAGGACATCCAATATATGGTTAAAGAACTACTAATAAATCTGATGTTGATGGTTGATCCATCACATGCTGCTGAACCCAATCATCACACACCAGTGGATAATTTGGAAGCAACCAAAAGAGAAATTGTGTTACGAGAACAAACTCAGTGTCTTGCAGAGAATGTTTATTTTGAAGCACGAAATCAACCACTCGCTGGACAGTTCGCAGTTATGTCAGTAACTATCAATCGTGTAAATGATGATAGATATCCTAACACAATTTGTGAAGTAGTAAAACAAGGCCCACACAGACCTAGTTGGAAGGGAACTGGTGAAATGATTCCAGTAAGGCATCGTTGTCAGTTCAGTTGGTATTGTGATGGTAAGTCAGATAAGATTTTTCAACAAAAAGCATTTGACAAAATCTATGAATTATCGTATAGTATACTAAGTGGTGAATTCAAAGTTGTTGACATTACAGAAGGTGCTACACACTATCATGCAGATTATGTAAGTCCAGATTGGGCACCAACTAAAACTAAGACAATAGAAATTGAAGATCATATATTTTACAGGTGGGATTGATGAACATATTTTACTTACATGAAAATCCAAAGATAAGTGCTACTATGCATGTGGACAGTCATGCTAGTAAAATGATTATCGAATATGCTCAACTTATGTCTACTGCACATCGTGTATTGGACGGTGAAGAATATTATGGTATGACCAAGAACGGTAGAAAAATCAAAAGGTGGAGATTGAATTCTAATCTAGAACACATTCTCTACAAAGCATCTCATGTAAATCATCCTAGTGGTATTTGGGTGAGACAATCAAAAGCGAATTACGATTATCTTTATGACTTGTGGACAAAACTCAATGAAGAGTTTGTCTACAGATATGATAAAGATGTAGACCATGAAAGTTACAGAAAACTTCATGAGGCACTTGCTGTTGCACCAGACAACATTCCAGACGGTGCATTTACACAACCAACACCAGCAATGCCAGACGATGTAAAGAATCCAGATTCAATTACATCTTACAGAAACTACTATATAAAATATAAGCAACATCTTGCTAGTTGGAAAAAGCGAGGTGTTCCAGATTGGTATGAGGTGAACTATGCTACATAAGATAAGTGCTTTTTGTGATAAGATTGACAGTATCAAAAAAGATGCTGATACACTAAGACAAATGAAATATGGAACACCTAAAAAAAGTGATAGTGAAATTAATCATATGATTGAAACGATTCAACATCAATGTTTTATGTTGTCTCAAGACAAATCAAATTATGAGAGAAAAGAATAAGTATGCCAACATATACATTTGAGAATACTAAAACGGGCGAGGTAGAAGAAGTATTAATGACTATCTCTGATCGTGACAAGTATATTGAAGAAAATCCACATATCAAACAACTCATCACAGGCGCTCCAGCAATTGTTGGTGGTGTAGGAAGTGGTGGTGTTAAACCTGGCGGTGGACTTGATGAAGTATTTGCAAAAGCAGCAGAGAAACATCCAGACAGTCCACTTGCAAGTAGATATGGTAAGAAGAGTATTAAACAGATTAAAACTGAACAGGCGGTTAAGAAACATCGTAAGAAGTGGACATCTGAATAAATAGAATTGTGCAGTCGAGACACTTCAGCACCCTACTATTGTAGATTGTAAGCTGAGAAGCCTCTCCGACTATGCACAGGGGATAGAGGATGCTAGCGTGGAATCTATCCCCACCAATTAAAATAATAGGAAATAGATAATGGCAAAAGCAAAAGACATTCGTATAGACCAGATGGTTTCTGTAAAACCAATTACAGACAATCAAAAGAAAGCAGTTGATGCCTATAAGAAGGGTAAGAACCTTTTTCTTTATGGTGCTGCTGGAACTGGTAAAACTTTTATTTCATTGTATCATGGACTTCAAGAAGTTCTTAAACATGAGACTCCATACGATACAGTTTACATGGTTCGTAGTGCAGTTCCTACTCGTGAGATTGGATTTCTGCCAGGCGATGAGGAAGATAAGACAGCACTGTTTCAAGTTCCTTATCAGAACATGGTCAAATTTATGTTTGAACAACCTAACGAAGTTGCATTTAATCAACTATACGACAAACTAAAAAATCAAGGAAGTCTTTACTTTTTGACTACATCATTCTTGCGTGGTATCACGCTTGATAACGCTGTCATCATCGTTGATGAATGTCAGAATTTAACCTTCCATGAACTAGACACTATTGTAACTCGTGTAGGACAAGATTCAAAAATTATATTCTGTGGTGATTACTTCCAAAGTGATTTGAACGGTGCAAAAGATAGAGAAGGGATGAAGAAGTTTATTCAAATCCTAGATAAGATGGATAGTTTTGAAAACATCGAATTCACTATCGGCGACATTGTTCGATCTGGTTTCGTCAAAGAATACTTAATCAGTAAAATTAAACATGAACAAGGGGAAGATTGATGGCAAGATATGCGCCTTCAACATCCGTCCACGAGAAAACTCACAAGAGGACTTCTATCGGTAGTAAGAATCCAAAGATGAGTTCCATGAATAAACACACAAAGCGTTCTTGGAAAAAATATCGTGGGCAAGGAAAATGAAATCAAGAAATACTAGATTGTATTTAAAATATCTTTGGAAAATTATTATCTTTCCTTTTAAGGTAATCATGTTTCCTCTGATTATAATCAAGAATGCAGTAGACCCAAACTGGTGGGCAGATCTAATCGGTGAGAAGTCTGGTGCATATGATAAAGCAAAGAATTCAAAACTAAGACAATGGGCTCTTGGTTTAGAAGGTTGGAAATGGTGGTTTTATCAAATCGTTGTGTGTGGTAGTGTCTTTGCACTTATAGAGGTTCTACTAAACATGGCGGGAATGACTATGTTGCCTTGGAGATAATTTCAAAAACTTCTTGACAACTCGTGGTTATAAAACTATAATGTATATAACATGTAAAAAGGTGAAATATTATGAGCTTTACACACAATCCTGTTGAAATACCAGCAGTAAAAACTAAGAATGTAAATCGTAAAAGATTTTATGTAACACCAGACGGTGGACTATATCCCTCTATCACTACGGTTCTGAATGTTCGCAAAAGAGAAGGACTTGCAGAATGGCGTAAGCGTGTAGGTGAGGATGTAGCAAACTATATCTCTCGCACAGCAGCAACTAGGGGAACGAAGGTTCACCAGATGTGTGAGGATTTCTTGAATAACAATGAGGTTCAAAAGGACAATCGTGAGTTCCTACCTTATTGTTTGTTCCAGCAACTTAAACCTGTTATCGAAACAAATATAAATAATATATATTCACAAGAATGTGGTTTGTGGAGTGACAAATATAAAGTCGCTGGTAGGGTTGATTGCATCGCTGAATACAATGGCGTTCCGTCAATCGTAGACTTTAAAACTTCTCGTTCATCACGAAATGATGAGTATAATGAGTCTTATTATATTCAAGCAGCAGCGTATGCTGAGATGTTTGAAGAACGAACAGGTATTGAGATTAATCAAATCGTAATTCTTGTTGTAACAGAAGATGGACAAGTTCAAGAGTTTGTAAAACAGAAGCATGACTACTTACCAATGCTCGTAGAAACAATCGAACAGTTTGTCTCCGAATGGGAGAATGAAGAAAATGAAAAGGTTTCTACTGATAGTGTTGCTGACGCTGGCACCTTTTAGTGCCTATGCAAGTGACCCTCTATTAGACGCACCATGCACAGATGATGGGTGTCCAGAATTTAATATAGAGAATCCAGAACCAAAAGAACCAAGATTGGTTTTACCAGACCCTTATTGGGCAGTTAAACCAGTGCAATGCACTACAGTTCAAAAGATGATTGAGATGGTATCAAAGTATGGAGAAGTTCCCACAATTAGATTTGAAGGAATGGTTTCAACACCAACACAACCAATGTCTGTAGCGAATTATGTTATTGCAATGAATCCAAATACAAAGACATGGACACTACTAGAGTTTCAAACTGGAAATGATCAAGCATGTATTTTGGCAACTGGTAAGGGTGAATTAATTTTTAAATCCGATGGGATTAAGACTTGACTCTTTATACCTAGTGTGGTATAAATAAGTTACAATTCGTTGATACAAATCAACGCTTGGATAGGACGGCGGTGCGATACCGCCCGCCTCCACCATAAACACATGGAGAACGAAATGCTAAATTGGTTAAAAAATTTATTCGTTAAAGAGTATTGGGGTGACTTGAGTCGTCATCGCATCTACTCTGGAAAATACGATGACCTTTGCATGTGATTATGATGGGGGCGAAATAGGATCGACTAACAAGTTTAGAGGCGAGTAGAATTGTCGGGTGACTCCGTAATTGGTCAAAAACTATAATTGCAAACGACAATTATATGCCAGAAATGGCACTTGCTGCCTAGTCTAACTAGGTAACGGAGTTTCGGTAGGTTTCTTGGCAACAGAATAACCTACCACTTAACTTTGGAGTTTATGTAATGAGACAGTTTATTTTTGACAGTTGGAATGGTGTGATGGATGCAGATAAAAGTCCACTCAGACATATTCCAGACACAAACACTAGACATCTAATTCTGCAAGTTCTTGCTTGGATGTGGTGTATCACCTTTGCAATGATTGTTGGAAGTTGGACAGCATTCGGAATCAGTGCAGTAATTCATATTCTATTACTATCAGCTATTGTTATTAC